AGATCGCGAGAAGCGAGCGAACGAATACGTCGAGCGGGCAGGCCAGCAGATCGCCGCCCTGCGAGCCGAGAATGAGAAGCTGTTCAAGGAACTGGCTTATGAGGTTGATCAGCGGCGGCAGGTAGAAAACCTCATGCAGTTGGAAGTCGGCGTGGCTAATCAAGCGGAAGCCCAACTCACCGCCCTACAGGCCGAGCGTCAAAGGCTGCAGGACTTGCTGGACTTCCAGCAGGGCAACTACGAGGACGTTTCTGGTGATGACTTGCTCACGCCGGATCAGATGGCTGAAATGCAGGCGTCCTTCAATGCCTTCGTTGCAGCACGTCAGGAGCGAGCGGCGAAACTGGCCGACTACGACAGATTAAAAGAACAACTCGCCGCCCTACAGGCCGAGCAGGAGAAGTGACCATGATTGTCACGCCGCTGCCGGAACTGAAGCTGGAACAGGTGAACCCGGTGGCCCGGCCTGCGGGGCTGCATGTGTCGGACATCATCAAGAGTATTTTGGTGGACTTGGACCCCAAGGTGTACGGCCAGCCCTTGAACATGGAAAAAGTGACCATGGGCCTGTCGTTTGAGGAGCTGCTGGGGCAGATGTTTCGGCCCGGCTCACCGTATGCGTTTCGCCCTGACCCGGTACGGCTGGACGGGGTGTGGTGCAGCCCGGACTCGATAGAGCCCACGGGGCCGCTGCTGGAGGAGTTTAAATTGACGTGGTACTCCAGTAGTAAACAAGTGCCGTTTGACCCGGTGTACTGGAGCTGGCTCGTGCAGATCAAGGCGTACTGTAAGGCCTTCGATATGTGCAACGCGAGGCTCGTGGTCCTGCATATCAACGGGAATTACAAGCCGCCCAAGCCGCTGCCGCCCCAGAGCTACGGCCTGACGTTCGACCAGCACGAGATTGATCTCAATTGGCACATGTTGCTGCAGCACGCCTATGCCAAGGGGCTGCTGTGACCAGCTCTGACCGCAACGGCCTCATTATGGCTGTCATCGTGTTGCTCATGCTGACCCTGCCCCTCTGGTTCCTCGTCCCGGGCTGCTTCGACCGTGTCCATGGCCCGTGTGAGACCAAGTGGGGCATTTTCCCTGACTGCGGCCGGTTATGACCAAGACCAAGAAGAAACCCAAGTACGTCGGTTTTGCGACCATGCGCCTGATCGACCCCAAGCGCCACGCCCTGATCAGCAAGAAAGCGGGCTTCCGCTCATGGGTCTCTGGCAACCACTGCCACTGGACCCCGGAGCAGGCCAAGGCCAACGCCCGGGCCGGGGGCCTCGCCCGTCAAGCCCGTCGCCGCCTCCTGACCGGTACCGACTAACTCCGCTTCTGCCCTTCATGTGCAAGGGCTTAGGACTGCCGACCTATGCCTATCCAGTACAAGTCTGCGACACACAGCCCCCTGTGGGGCTCATTCCAGATTGCGAACCAGCCCGTCCAACCCCGCCTGATCGTGGCCGTGGAAGGCCTCGAAAAGCAGGGCAAGACCAACTTTGCGCTCACCGCCCCGGGGCCCCTGATCTACCAGTCGTGGGATATTGGGGACGAGGGGGTCATTGAGAAGTTCCAGCAGGACAAGGTGATCTACAAGGCCGAGTACGGCGTGGTGATTACCAAGGAAGACAACGCCGAGACTATCAAGGCCAAGATGGACCCCGAGTGGACCCGGTGCGTCAAGGATTATCGCATCGGGCTGGACCGGCTCAGGGACGGCTCGGCACGCACCATCATCAAGGACACCAGTACCGAGGAGTGGGAGGCGCTCAGGCTGGCGCGACTGGGCAAAGTGACCCAAGTGATGCCCCACCACTACGGGCCCCTGAACACCGAATACACCGGGCTGATCAAGGAACTGTACGACACCCCGGGCAACGCCGTGTTCCTGATGAAGCTCAAGGACGAGTGGATCGACAACGTCACCACTGGTAAAAGCAACAGGACCGGGAAGCACGAACGGGCCGGGCACAAGGACATGGGGTACCTCGTGCAGGTGAACTGCCGGGCGTGGCGGGATGCCGAGGGGCACTTCCACATCACGGTACTGGACTGCCGCCAGAATCCGGCGGTGGCTGGGCTCGATCTGATGGACGACTTCGCCACGTTCGCATGGCTGGGGATTAGCGTCTACCCCCACACCAACCTTGCAGACTGGCTGTAACCGTGTTGTACATCGACGACCGTAAGGGCTCGGCCGAGTTCTACGCCTTGGCCCAGACCCGGTACCCGTCGCTGCCCCTGACCCTCTGCCACCTGCCCTACGCGGATTTCGCCCTGATGGGGCAGGGGCCCGAGGGCTCGGTGGTACCTGTCGGTGTGGAGCGCAAGACCCTGCCCGACCTGATTGATTCGACCTACAGTGGCCGGTTCGCGGGACACCAACTCCCGGGCCTGCTCGACCCGCAGCAGGGGTACAAGGACGTGTGGCTCGTGGTAGAGGGCGTGTACCGCGCCAACGGCTTGGGCCAACTGGTCATGCCGCACGGCAAGGGCTGGGTCCCGGTGGGCTACGGCTCAAAGACCTTCATGTACACCGAGCTGGAGTCCCTGCTGCTGACGCTGGAGGTGAAGGGCGGCCTGCGGGTGCGCCAGACCCGGAGCCAGTACGACACGCTGGACTTCCTGTGGGCCCTGCACCACTGGTGGACCGACAAGACCATGGAGCAGCACCGGAGCCACTTGCGGTTCAGGACGTTAGAAGCCGACCCGGGGCTGCTGATTAAGCCCAGCCTGTTGCGCCAAGTGGCGGCCCTGCTGCCGGGGATCGGCTGGAACAAGAGTGGGCATGTCAGTGGACACTTCAAAACCATCTATGATATGGTTCAGGCTGACGCCAAGCAGTGGCAAGCCATCCCGGGCATCGGGAAGGTGTTGGCCGAACGCATCTGGCGACAACTGAGAGGACTCGATGGTGGAACCAAATAGCGCAGACGACAAGCCGCAGAGTGAGCCCGTGCCAGTGGCCGTGCGGCACGTCTTGGTGGCGGTGATCGCGGACCCCGAACTGGAGCCCAAGCCCGAGGACCGGGCGATTGAGTGGGCCCTGACCGAGGCCGCCGCCGAGCTGCGGCTGCAACTGCAGTTCCAGTGGCTGGACCAGCAGACCATGAAGCAGTATGTCACCGAGCAGATGGAGACCGAGCTAACCCGCCTCCGCAAGGTGGTCCAGCACCTGACGCAGGCCGTCATGGACGGGGCCGGGTTATGAGAGTCAGCGGGGAAGGGCCCCTGCACCCCGAGGGCGGCCTGATGCTGGTAGGCGAGGGGCCCGGGGCCAAGGAATCCGAGACCGGCGTCCCCTTCCACCCGGACGCCCCGGCAGGCGCAGAGCTAACCCGCTACTTGAACGGGCATCTGCTGCCCTACCGCTCCGAGGTGTACATCACCAACCTCGTGAAGGAGTGGCCCGAGGGGGCCAAGAAGAAGAAGCAGGACGTGACCCCGGCAGACATCGCCCGGGATGAATGGGAACTGCGGACGGAGATCGCCATGGTGCGGCCCCGGGTCATTGCCGCACTGGGCCGCTGGAGCAGTTGGTACCTCCTCGGGGGGCACGTCAGCATGGACGCCTGCCACGGGCTCGTGTTCCAGCGGTATCACTGCGGGATGTGTGGCCGCCTGTATCAGGAAGCCTATTGCACGGCCTGTGGGGGGCTGGGAGCCATGTTCTCCACGCTGGTGGTGCCAGTGGTCCACCCGGCTGCTGGCCTGCACCAACCGGAACTGGCGGCCCGGACGGCCTATGACCTGAATATCCTGTCCCAAGTGCTCAAGGGGGACTACACGGTGTGGAAGCCCGGGACCCTCGGGACCTATGTGGAGGCCGACCTGCTGAGCTGGCCCAAGCCCGATGGGGGGCCGTACTCACGCATTGGTGTGGATACCGAGGGGCTGATTGGCAGCCTGTGGTGCGTGTCCCTGAGCCACTGGCCCGGCAAGGGCGTCGTGATCAAGCCCCAGAACCTGCCCAGCCTGACCATTACCGGCGGGGACTTCCACAACTACATGTGGGACCAGCAGGTCCTGCAGTCCGCAGGGGTGGGGATTGACGAGGACTCGTTCGATGATACCCAAGTCATGGCGTACCTGCTGAACGAGCCACAGGCCCTGAAGGACTTGGCGTTCCGGTTCTTGGGCCTCGCCCTGCCGGACTTCAAGGACATCTGTGGGCACTGGGAGGACCAGCTCAGCAGTAAAACGGGAAAAAAATTGAAGAAGCAGAAGTTTGTGCTCGGGACTTTGGACGACGTGAATCCACAGCTTGCGATCAACTACGCAGGCACGGACGCCGACATCACGCGCCAAGTGGCCGCCGTCCTCAGGCCGCGCATCCATGCCGCCAACCTCGACGTGGTGTACCAGCAAGAGCGGGGGATGTTACCCGTCTACGCCCGGATGGAACACGTCGGCCTCCCCGTGTCCCAGCAGCACTTTGCCGAGTTCCAGAAGGACCTCCAAGACGACCTTGATTTGAGGACCTTCATGCTACAGGCCGAATACCCCGACCTGAACCCGGCCTCGGCTGACCAAGTGGCCCAAGTCCTGTTCGACCACCTCAAGCTGCCCGGGGGCAAGCTGACCCCCAGCGGAAAGCGACCCAGCACCAATGACAAAATCCTCCAGAGCCTCAAGTACCACCCAGCGGTCCAAGCCATCATCGACTGGCGGGAAGTCAGTAAGCTCAAGGGTACGTTCGTGGACAACCTTCCCAAATATTGTCGGCCTGCCCAAGACGGCCGAGGTACTCGTCTACACTTCCGCCTGCTCCCCACACGGACAGCGACGAGAAGACCAGCAGCCAAAGATCCCAATGTCTTGGCTCTCCCAAAACATTCAGCACTTGGTCAACGGTTTCGACGTGGTATCCGCGCCGAGCCGGGTCGCCTGCTGGGAAGCTGGGATTTCGATCAAATTGAGCTGCGGGTGCTCGCACTGGATAGTGGTTCAAGTACCCTCCGCGAAATATTCGTCAGCGGACAAGACCTCCATGCAAGGACCGCACAGAAAATCTTTGGCGTCCCACCGGAGTACCAAGACAAGTCGCGGCACCGGCTCCCGGCCAAGGCCGTGAACTTCGGCATCCCCATGGGCATGACCCAGACCGGTCTGGCCGAGCAGATGCGGAAGAACGGGTACCCGTGGCCCGAGCTGACCCCGGGCTGGCAGCACTTGCCGCAAAAGAAGCAGTGGCAGCTTCAGGCCGACGTGTGCGAGGCGTGGATTGGGGCCGTGATTGCGGAGTGGCATATTGGGCCCTATCTGGAGGAGAAGAAGGCGCAGGCCCGACGCTGGGGCTACGTCACGGACCTGTGGGGGCATCGGCGCTACCTGCCCATGATTACCAGCACGAACAAGATGCTGCGGCTGGAAGCGGAACGCCAGACCCAGTCCTTCCCCATCCAAGCCGGGGCCCGGGGCTTCTACAAGCAGACGGTCATTCGGGTGTGGAAGGAAGTCATCAAGCCCCTGCGTCTGAGCGGGACCTATATCGAGCCCCTGCTGGACATCCATGACGACCTGCTGCTGGAGTTCGACGCGGACGTGGCCTCGTGGCTCTTACCACTGATTGACCAGTACTTCAACAACACCAGCCTGCCCGTGCCCATCACGGCCAAGGGTAGCTGCGGTGTGGAATGGGCGGGGTTATGAGCAGCACATTAGGGGCAGCACTGACCGACAGCGACTGGCAGCAGGCCGCCCTGCGCGTAGGGGAGGAGCTGGCCGACAACGGCCCGTATGGGTACTACACCATGACCCCGGCCCAGTGGCGGGACTGGGCACTGAGTGAGATCGCCCGGTTGAAGCAGGCACTGGACCTATTAGCCAACGAGATTCTGGAAGAAGGAGAATTGGAATGAGTACGAAGACCCTGTTGACCGACGCGGAATTGATTGAACTGGCCGAGGAGTACGAGGGCATCAGCCAGCGCCGTAGGGGCGACGAGGCCCGGCAGGACAGCATCAAGCTGCAGCTCAAGACCGAGCTGGCCGTGCGTGACACCCAGAAGCTGACGGTGGGTCAGTTCCAACTGCTGGAGACCATCAGCGAGCGCAAGACCGTAGACGAGAAGCTCCTGCTGGAGAACGGCGTGCCCATGGCGACCATCAAGGCCAGCACCAAGGTCACCCCGGTGAGTACCTTGCGAGTCACCCGGGTTCACGGGTAACCAGCGGCTCCGCTTCCGTAATGGTCCGGTACGCCGCGAGCACCCGTTCCGCGTACCGGGCCCCGTCCGGCACCAACTGCCCCCCGGGCTGGTTGCCGCCGGTCCCGGTGCGGTATGCGGACAGGAGTGACAGGCGCTGCTGGTCCCGGGAGGCGTGGTACCGGCCAGCCCAGTCGGTCAGGTACTTCAGCCGCTGACACCCGTACAACAGGTTCGTCTTGGGCAGGAACAGCCCCTCGGGCTCGCCTTGGTAGCCGAGGTCCTTGGCGGTGGGGTACAGGAGCTGCAGCAGCCCGTAGCGGCTGCTGACCCGCCTTGGGGGTTGGTCCCGGTACTCAGGATGCACCGCTAAGTGGTACCGCTCCCAATACCTCGGCTCGTAATTGAAACAATCGGCTTGGCCCCGGGATTCAATCCACGCCACCGCCTCCACCAGCCATGGGTCCAAGCCATGGGCATTGGCGGCGGTGGTCAACATCGGCAGGTACACCACGGACAGGAGGTTCTGCGCCATGGACTTTCTCTACTTCGTCGCCATCATCATCATGCTGCTCCACGGACGTGCGCTCATCGACGGCCTGTGTGACGCCCCCGGGGACTTCACCGATTGGATTCATCGTCAAGGCTGGAGGCGGCCCCTCCCACCGCCAACTGCGCCGGGATCGCCAACAGCTCCGGGTGCCGGGCGGCCATCAGGGCCAGCAGGGCGGCCCGGGTCTCTAGCCTCGGATTTCCGAGCGCCAATCCAGCCCCGGTATATAGTGCCGCCCGACCGATCCCCCCGTTATTCCCTTGGGAGCCGTACAACGCCCCCCCGAGGGCCGGGGCGAGGTACCGGGCGGTAATCTCCGTGCTGTTCATGCCCCGGTTGGCGGCCCGGATACCCACCCCATTCAGGTCCAACAACCGGCGCTCCCGGTCGAAGATGGCGGTCAGTTCCTGCGGGGACATGCCGGGGTACATCTCTTGGAGCTTGACCGTGAGCTGGTGATACAGCTCCTTCCGCGCCTCGGTCTCGGCCCCTTGGGTCATGCCCCATTTGGCCTGCTCCAAGCTGGCCCCGGCGGCCTTACGGGAGGCCCAGACATCCGGGCCCTCCATGGCGACCGGGAACATGCGTCCCGCCGGGGTCATGCGGTTGGCCCCACCCGCTCCGGTGGCAGGGACCTTGTACCCTGAATGGAGGGGCGTGGACGTGTCCTGCAGCCACTCATTGGCGACCCGCGCCACCGCATCCCGGTCGGCTTGAGCCGCACCCGCCGGGGCGAACCGGAGCTTCTGGACGGTCAGGTTCCGGCCCACGTCATTGGGCAGAATGACAGGCCGGGGGGAGGTGTTGTTGATGATGTTCGACGCATCCCCGGCCAGTGCATCCACACCCCCCTGTCCCCCGCCCCGGTTGACCCACTCCACCGTACCATTCGGCCCGGGGACCGCCTCAAACGTGGAGCCCATGGCCCCACCCGGGCCTGCCCGGCCCTTGATGACTCGTGCGAGGGACTTGGGGGCGTGGACATTGGTCCCCTCCTGCTCGGCGGTACGGGTAATTTCGGCGTTGCGGAGGGCCTCGATCTCGCTATTGGCCTCGGGCAGGTGGAGGTTGCCCCGTAGGACCCGGCGACCCGCCGCCCCGAGCCCCGCCATCGCCAGCCGGGTCCCGCCCTCCGTCAGCGCACCGATGCCGCCCTCAATCGCCGGGCCTTGGAGGGACCGGCCCACATCACCCGCCATACCCAGCGCCCAGTCGGCAGCGGACTCGTTCGGGTTGCCGGTGTACCCCAAGTCCTTGGGGCCGCCGACCTGACCGCCGTGGAGGACCGCCCGGCCAAACTCTCGGAACCCCTCGCCACCGGCTGCGCCCAGTGCCGCACCCCCCATGGCTCCCGGGATACCCCCGAAGCCCATGCCGAAGGCCGTGCCACCGAGACCACCAATGGTCCCGCCCACCGCCCCGCCCACTGCCGGAAGTACGTCCAGCGCCGTGTCCATATAGCCCCGGGGCTCGGCCTGCGCCCCGCTCCTTGGCAGGTGCGCGTCCTCCGGGTGCTTCGCCAGCCACAGCCCTTCCAGTGTCGCGTCGTCCAAGTCGTCGTACGCCCGGGGGAAGGCCTTGCGGATGCGAGCCGCCAAGGGCTTGCCGGTGGTTTGTTGGACCTGACCCGGGCGTGGGCCTGCTTGAGGGCCTGCCTGCAGAGGCTGGTCAATGGGGCCCATGAAGCCAGCCGGGACGGTCATAGGGCCTAGCGGGGTATCAGCCATAGCGGGACTCCAGCCATGCCGGGCATGTCATTCGGGTTCATTACTTCGTTCGGGTCCACCGGTACCAGCCCGGGCTGCTGGTGACTGACCGCCAGTGGGGGCTGCGGAATCACTTGGTCTCCAATCCGCAGGGGTGACTCCCGGGTGTCGGCCCACACCGACCGGCCCTGTGAAATGCGTTGGAGCGCATGGGCCTCGGCCTTCTTCCCTACCGATGGGGGTACCGCGTGGCCCGTGTTCACCGCCCACATGGTCTTGGTGATCTCGTCCGGGGTCATGCCGGGGACCAGTGACGGGTAGTCCATCCACTTGCCCTCGGGGGTCTTCAGCCGCTGGGCGACTGAGTATTCCGAGGCCACCCCTTGGGGCCCTCCCGGGAATCCCGTCTGAAAGTCCCCGAGGTACCCGTGGCCCTTGAGACTGCCATCTTCCCGGTACCAGCTCGGGTCGTCCTCGGGGGGAGGGGGAGGGGCTCCCGGTACCGGCTCCAGCCCGGGCTTCTGGGGCTCGGCAGCCGAGGACTCCCGACTGATGCCCAGCGACCCAATCGCCGCGCCCAGACCGGCAATGGCCTTGGCCGACCAGCCACCTTCCGCCAGTGCCGCCTTCAGCCGCCTCGGGTCCAGCATGGCCCCGTACTCCAGCAGGCCCTTCTGGCGGAGGATGTCGATGGGCGCACTGGCCGGGGCCCGGCCCTTGAGGACTTGGGAGCCGTCCCAGAAGGTACTGAACACCGGGTTGACATCCACCCCCGGCTCGATCTCCTCCAGTGCCCGGCGCAGGGCCCCCTCGTACCGCTTGTAAATCTGCGGGTTCGTCAGGCCCCCACTGCGCTTCAGCCCTTCCGTTGAGGTCATCAGCGTGCGAAGGGCCGGTATCTCCGGGTCGAACTTGGTGGCGGTGGACCCAACGCCAAAGAGGGCATGTACGTCCACCGGTAACCGGGGGTCACCCGCCATGTACCCGGCCATGGCCTCGGCCTTGGTATCCGGCGACAGGGTCTCCCCGGCGACGGCCTTGTTCAAGTTGCCGAACTTGGACCCGGCCATGGTGATCTTGTCGTGGGCCAGCTCCCGGGCCATGTCCTCCGTGAAGGGTACGTCTGGGTTCTCCAGCAGGTGAATCAGCGCACTGATGGACTCCCGGGTGTTCTTGACCGTGGAGGTGTTGGGAGAAGTGGCCCCCCACATCCGCGCCCACTGCAGGGCCTTCTCCCGGTCCCCGGCAAAGGCCCCAAGGATGTCAATATTCCCAGCCCCCTCCCAGTTGGAGGTCACACGCTTGCCCAATAGGTGGTAGATGTCCGCGACCCGGTCCTTGGTGGCGTTCTGCAGCGTGTAGATGCCTTCCTTGCCGCTCCGGGGGTCAATGGTGTTCGCCAGTGACCCCAAGGCCTGCCCACTGACCGGGAAGTCCTTGTACGCCTTGAAGGACTTCAGTCCCCGCGATAGGCGGTCCAGCAGGGTCTTGGCCTCGGTGGTCTCGACCCCCGCCGCCAGTCCGGTGATCTGGGACTCGGGGTCCGTACCCCCGAGCTTCTGGGAGATCCACCGGGCCACCGACAACCACGCCGGGTCCAAGACACTCGCGTTCTTGGACTTCATCCACTCCGGGGTGGGGTCTTGGATCTTGGTCGGCATGACTGGTTACCGCCGCCGGATATTGTTTGGGTCGTCCCCGACGCTGTACACTTTGACCCCGCCCATGGCCCCACCATTTGTCTGGAACTGGCCCCCACCCGGGACCCCCGGCGTCTGGGTCACGGCCCCGTACCGATTGAGCTGCCCGGCTGCAGGCTGCTGCCCAATGGGCTGGCCCGCACTGCCCGTCTGACTCGGCAGCCCTTCGCTCAGATCCAAGGGGTCACTGATTTCCAAGTCGGCCAGCTTGTGGCCCCGGTCCAGCATCTGCAGCCGGTGGGCAATGGCCCGGCGCATGACATTGAGCTTGACCTCGTTGACCTCGCCCGGGATGCTGATGTCCGGGGCAAAGGTCATCAACCGTGCCACCTCCGTGGGCGTCAGGGCCGAGCCGTACTTCCCATGCGCGATGTCGGCCACCATACTGCTCAGGGACGACCGCAGGTCCTCGGCCTGCTTGTCGAAGTTCATGCCGTACTGAGACAGGGTTTCCTTGGCGCTGCCCGAGCCCTTGAGGAACGGCCCGACCCCGCGCCAGTTGATTTCCTTCCCCACGGCGAGGACGTGGTCAATCTGCGTCAGGAGCTGCTGGTTGTCCCGCTGCTCTTTCTGCGCGGCCTGTCCCAACGGGTCCGGGGTCTCCCACGCAATGGTGCCGTCTGAGTACCGGCCCCCGGTCATGGGGGTCCCGTCCTCACCCAGCCATTTGCCCGGGTACATGCGTTGGGGGGCATTGCCCTTGGCGGCAGCGTTCATGGCCGCAATCATCTCCCGGCTGCGGTTGGCCTCCTGCGCCAGTGCGGCTTGCGAGTCCAGCCGCTGCTGCTGTAACCAGTCCCGCTGGTCACGGTTCGCGGCATCGGCGGCGTCCTTCTCTGTGCCCCGGAACCGGATCTGAGGTACCGCGACCGGCCCCTCGGCCCCGGCCTGCCCAGTGGTCTGGTCCAGAAACCCCGCCTTGGGCGTGGCCGTGTCAAAGTACCCCTTGGGGACGCCCAGCTCCTTGACGGCGTAGTCGTAGGACGCGGGGTCCTGCTCGGTCCCGGCGGGTTGCTGCAGGAACAGGTTAATCCGGCGGATCTTCTCGCTCTCCTGCGCGGCTCGGGTGCGCTCGGCCCGGGCGTCGGCATTGGCGGCCAGTTGGTCCTGCCGGTACGCCTTCATGTCCTCGGCGTTCTGGGCAACCTGCGCCTCTTGGACCCGGATGGCCCGTTCACGCTCCGCCTGTTGCCGCTCCAGCAGGATGCGCTGGAAATACTGCTCCAGTCCGGCCCCGGCACCGGCTCCCATGTTCAGGTCAGCGAGGGCTCCCATGGTCAGTACCTCTTATCCGCGCCACAGGCCACTGAGGCCTGACGCCAAGCTGCCGTAGGACAACAGACGATCCGTCAGACTGGTCTTGCCGCCATTGGGCTTCTGGGTCAGGGGGTCGGCCATGGCGAGGGTCGGCGGGGTCAGGGCCGGTTGCCGCATATTCGCCAGTGCGTTGTTGCTCAGCATCTGCCCCGCGGCCCGGGCGTTGGGCCCCAGCGCACTCGGCCTGATGCCCCCCTCGTAGTGGACGATGTTGGCGCGAGGGTGGGTGGCGACCACGTCCTGTACATTCGCCAGCAGGTCCCCGCGCTGGGTACTGGTGGTGTCTTGGTTCTGTGACTTGCTGTACTGGTTCTGCGAATCAATCCGCGCCTTCATCTCGTCCAGCAGGGCTTGGTTGTTCTGCTTGGTCCGGTCCAAGGCCGTGGTATCGAGCCGGTAATTGGCGACGTTCTCCTGCGCCAAGCCCGAGGCCCGGCCCTTGGCGGCCTCACTGAGCACCGGGGACAGCTTGGACGCAATGCCCGCGTACTTGGTCAGGGCACTGGGACTCGACGCCAGTGACGCGGCTGACCCGCCGAGGCTACTGGTCGGAGCCGTGGGCAGCGTGGTCGCCACCGCCGGGGTCGCCAGCGGGCTACTTGCCAGCCCCCCCGTGCCCGCGCCCGGCATCCCGGCTAGCGTCGTCGGGGTGATGGCCCCCGCCTCCGGGACCGTCGCCGCTGCCGCCGCCGGGGCCGCTGCTTCCGGGGCTGCCGCTGCCCCTCCGGTCAACGCCGCATCGGCCAGTGCGCCCCCAGTGGCTGAGGCCGCCGCGCCCCCGCCGAGTGACGCCAGCCCGGTGCCGCCTTCGACCAGTGACGGCACGAAGCCACTGCCAATCGTGGTACTGGCGAGGGTACCGCCACCGACTGCGGCCCCGGTGCCCCCACCAGTAGCCGCTGCGCCCCCGCCAGCCGCTGCGGCCCCACCCCCGCCTGCCCCGGCCCCGATGATGGCGGGAATCGCCACGGCCGCTGCCACCCCGCCTGCGAACATCAAGGGAATGGCCCAGTCGTTGTTGCGCTGCCACCAGTTCAGATGGCGTACCGAGACCGCCCCGTCGTCCTCGGTGTGCAGGACCCAGTCATGGGGCAGGTCGATGCCGAACTGCTTCAGGATCTTGTCCTCGGGCTGCCGGTACTGAACCTCCGGGTGCGCGAGGTGTTGCCCGATGGAGGCCCGATCCCCGCCCAGCTTCGGGAGCTTGGCGTTGGCGGCCAAAGCCTGCATGGCCTGCGGGTTACTCATAATCTCGGTAGCGAGGACTTGTGCGCCTTGAAGTGTCATGGGTTATACCGTGGCCGCCTGCGTGTTCAGGTTCGACTCCTGATTGCCAATCAGGTACCCGAGGTTGTCGTAGAACTGGGTGTTCTGGACGGCGAGCTGCGCCATTTGTAGTGCCGCCGTGACGGACTGAAGCTGCTGCTGCAGGGTCAGCCGGTCAGTGTCATTCAGATACCCCCCGTACTGGGTCAGGGCCGTCTGGAGCCGGTTCTGCCTGTCCGTGAGGAGCTGCTCGGCCAGCTTGGCTTGGTACTGCGAATTGGCCTCGCCCTCGGCCTGCTGCATCCCCATGACATCACTGTCAAAACCACCAGTCCCCGCGCCCCCTTGGCCTTGCCCCATGCCCTCGGCCCCGGCGCGTTCCGCCAGCTTGGCCCGGCCGAACTCCCCCGCTCGCTGGGCGGCATTGGCATACGCCAGTGCTTGGGGTGTCTGGCTCACGTCCCCCACGGGCTTGCTGTTTTCCGCAATGAGGGCCGCGTACTGCTGGTTGATAAGGTCCCGGGCCGGGCCTGAGCCCCCGCCCCCGGTCAGGCTGCTGGAGCCGTACCCGAACTGGCCCAGCAGGTGGGCAATGAGGTCGTTGAGGCTGTTGTAGTCCGTGCCTCCGCCCCCGCCGTCGCCGCCGCCTGTGACCGGGTTCCACGTCGCGCCCTTCCCACCCTCACCAGCGGCCAGTACGGCGTCAAACACCCGCCCGTCCGCGAGCCGGACCTTGTCACCCTTGCTGCCGGTGATGGTGATGCCCTGCGACAGCTCCGGGTGCTGGCTGATGAAGTTTGCAAGGTCTTGGGGCGTCCGTCCCCCGCTGCCGAGCCATGCCTGTGAGAAGGCCGACTCGTTGAACGCCGGGGCCCGGCCACCTGTGGGGTCGTAGTTCGTGCTACTCGGGTTATTGCTGCCCGGCCCTCCCGGGTTGCGTTCGTCCCACGGGAATCGGCCCGGGGCTAGCTGGATGTCCGTAGACTGGGCAGGGGCCGTGGGGTAGTTCTCCGCCGGGGCCCCGGCATTGGTGGTACTACCCCCGGGGGCCTTGCCGCCCAGTACCGAGACCCAGTCGTCCTGACTCGGGTCGGTCGTGGGGTCATTGCCCGGTTTGTCGGCGTTGTACAGGGTGCGAGCCACTGGAACCTCCTACAAGCCGAGCTTCTTGCCGAGTAACTCCCGAATCATGGCGTGCGGGTCAGCGCCCGGCATTTGGGCCGGGGCAGTCGTGCCCGGGGGGAGCTGTTGCTGGCCCACCCCCATCGGTCGGCCCGGGGGCGGCACACCCTCCATGCCCTGCATTTGAGGCGCTTGCTGCGGCGGTAACGTGCCGCCCATAGGGTCAGGAATCAGGCTGCTGACCGGCGACCGGAGCGGGTCGTACTGGGACTTCGGCATGGGAACCTCTAACTGAGTTTAATGACGGAGCAGTGGTTACTGCTGCTGGCCCCGCCGGTTACAACATCGGCCCCGGTACTCTGGAACACCGCGACCGTCACCGCCGTCCGCTGCAACGCCCCAACAATCGGTACCGTATCCGGTGGCGGGAAGGGTACCACGCAACTCACGAACGTGCTGACGTTCACCCCGGGGCTGGCCGCCACGGTAACTTTTGCCACTTCATCCAGCCCGGAGCGGATCATCACTTGGTACTGCCCGGCCCCGGCGGCAGGCCAGCGCAGGGCGACCGTGAACAGGTAATTCCCCTCCTCGGGGGGTAAGAACCAGCCATTCGCCGGGCCTTGGTAGATGCGGCCCGTCGAGTACAGGGAGCCGTTGTCGTAGAAGTCGTCCGGAGCCGTGGCGTCCGAATGCAGCGGGTCCTGCCACAAGATCGTCGGCTCCTGCCCGTTGGCAATCACCTGCTGGGCGGTCAGCCCCACCCGGCAGCGTAACTGGCCGTGGAACGTGCCCCAGCCGCCCTTGTAGATGTTCCCCCTGCCGGTAATAGACTTGTGCGTCCCGTCGTCCTCGTGCTCCACGCTGAGGTTGACCCCGAGCTGGTTGACGAAGTCTTCAAGCTGCTGGCGTAAGTTCCCGGGCAGACCTTCCAGTACCGTGAGGTTGATGCCCACTACCGGCTCCCCTCGTTGCCCACCAGAATCTGCCAGCGGTCAATCGTCCACGCCGGGCCAGAGACCGGGCCCGTGTCCCCGATGTACGCAATGACCGACTCTTGGATGTCGCCGTACGCCGAGTCCTCAAACTCCCGCCACGCCCATGACTCGGTCGCCTTGGGGGCGAAGGAGGCCGGGATGATCTTGGCAGGCATGATGCCCCAGTCTGGGGTAATCGCGGATGCCAAGTTCACGCCTGCTTGGGCCTTGACCAGCGCCCACGCATTCCCCACCCGGGTGCGGTTGGCCGCCGGGGGCACGAGGACCTTCTGGATGTACGCTTGGTAGGGGTTGCCGACATCGTCCACCGTCGCCGGGTCGTCGCACTTGAGCAGCAGCGACCCCCCGGAGTAGCTGGCGTAGGGGCTCAGGACCTTGCTCATCGTGGCCCCCATGGTGGTGGCGAACATGACCGAGCAGTAGGCATTGGTACTGATGCCCTGCGCCCGGGTCCAGCCGTAGATCACGCCCTTGGTCGCATGACGGCGGCCCTGCCGGGTATCGAACACCAGCCGCTCGTTGGGCACGTTGGCAGCCCCGGTGGCGATGTAGACCCACAACTGGTGCAGGTCGGCGTGGTAGATGGTGTGGCAGGGGATGGTGGCTTCCATGTTCACCGTCGCCCACACGTCCTGTATATCCCAGTTACACTGGACCGGGCCGTTGTTATCAATCCGCCATGGCCCCTTGTGCCCACACACGTACAACGCCGAGTTCCCTGACTCGTCCTCGGCCAAGCAGACCGACTTATCGTGGATGCAGCCGTAGGGCACGCCGAGCGGGACTCGCGTGTAGGGCCGGGTCACGTCACCGGTCGGGGAGAGGCGGTAGGTGCGCCGGTAGGCGAAGGCGAAGAAGGACCCTTGGACCGGGCCCCCGAGGCCTGACAACGGCTCGGTAATGTCAAGGTAATTCCGAATGGCCGGGATCGAGGCGTTACCCACAGTAATCGGGATGCGCTCGTCGTCACTGACGTCCAGACTCCCGAGCCGTGGCGTGTACCAGATGCGGCTGATCTTGCCCGGCACCTCTGCGAACCCTGCCGCTGGGGCCGTAGCCTGAATGCCCCCGAGTATCAGCCGGTCGCCGTCTGCCACGCAGTACCGGGCGGCGGGCGGCAGCAGGTACGTGCCAATGGGCGCAGGGGACCGGCCAATCAGTGCGCCACTATCGGTCACGCCGACCCCAATTACGGCGTCCCCGACAAAGTGCTGGATGCCGTAGGAGTCCTGCTTGCTGGCCCCCCATAGCTCCCAGTGTGTTTCCCCTTCGCCCGGGTACACCGTGGGCACCACCGTCACGTCCTGAGCATTCGGTGTCAGCTCCACGTAGTCGTGACTCAGCTCGGAGCGGCGAATCACCACCCCGGCAGCCGTTTTCTGCACCACCGAGGCCCAGTAGCGCCGGGTGTCGGTGACATTGCCTGCAGGAGCTGCCGCCAGTACCGGCGGTCCCGGCGGGGCGAGCCCCATGTACCGGACCTGAGTCCCGTCCCAGACCTGCGACCGGTTGACCCCCGTGGGCCCGAAGATGAACAGCTTCTCGTTGAAGGTGACCCAGTTGACCCGGCTGGTCTCGTCCACAAACGGCGTCTTCATCGCCATCTGGGCCCATAGGGTACTGGCTTTAATCCGGGCCACCATGCCACTGCCGTCCACCGCCCACAGCTCCGCATTCTTCTCAAAGAAGTCGGGCAGGTACCGGGTCCAGCTCGTGACAATCGCGTTCCACGGGCCGCCACTCACAAACCCCAGCCCGGGTGAGGCGGAACTGCCATTACGCCGGTGAGCAATCTGCCCCTCGGCATAATCGACGTTCAGCGCCTCAAGGACCTGATTGGCGTCCACGTCCTCGGGCGGGTCATTCCGGTTGCGCCCGCCGCGTAAGTCCGTGAAGTTGAAGTTCTGGTCGGCTTGGGGCATCTACCACCTACCGGCGGGGAACCATGAGCCCAAGTTACTCGACCGGCTGCTCCGAGTGCGCCCGTCCTCGGGAATCAGCACTTGGGTATCGGGATTGGCGACCGAGTCCAAGAAGGCCGTCAGCAGCGGCGTAATATGCGTCTGCATCAGGTTCTGCGCCAGATCAGTCTCCTTCTTCCACGTCAGCAGCTCCTCGTAGCAGGCGCACAGGTACAGCACTTGGTCATACGAATCCGTCAGGATGGACTGGTCGCTGTCTACCAGCATGTCCTGAATGGTCCAGCGCCCGTCGATGGTGTAGTCAATGGCACTACTCGGGACGGGATACAGATTCAACAAGTAGGCCCGGGCACTGAGCTGCCCCAGTGGAATGGTCGCCAGCAGGTGGTCACTCGGCCCCGGAGCGCCTGAGTCGAACACATGGACGTTGCCCGTCGCCACGCTTGCCAGTGACAGGGCAGTAATGTCGATGTATTCCTGTGGGCCCGGAAAGCCCACCCGCACCTGCCCGGTCAGGGCCACGCTGGTCTGATAGGGATACCCCGGGTACAGCACCCCATTCAGCCGGGCGATCATCGCGTCCGTGGGCCCGTCACTGGAGATGAAGACGCCCGTGCGATAAGGCAGCCGCTCTACCGGCCTGAGGCCTATGGGGATATAATAGGCGGGGGTACCCTGAGCGATTTGCGCCTGTGGGTCACGCCGGTACCAGTTCCCATCCCCCAGCATCAAGCCCGGGTTATTCCCCTTGGCATCGTAAATCCGGCGGATCTTCTCCATCGCCATGGGCACGGCGTACTGGTACGTCCCGGCGGTGGTGCCGAAGGTGAACTGCCCCTCCCGCAAGTGGCTGAACCGGGGATCGCCCAGAATGCGCTTGTTCCACTCGTTGATGTAGGTCTTGATGCGCGTCCGGGGCAGACTGGTGACCAAGCTGTAGTCGTACTGCAGCCGGTCCAAGGCCCTGTCTTGGAGTTCTTTGAACGTCATCCGTTTAGCTCCTTGAGCAATGCCTGAAGCTGCTTGACCACCACCGCCAGCCGCGTGTCCACTTCATCCAGCCGCCGCCACGTCCAGAGCGCCACACCCACCGCCCACATGGCGATCAGTGCCACGACCAGCAGCCCGAAGACCACCGTCACCGAAGGCTCACGTTCCCCACACGCAGGACCCCGAAGGCCTGCAGCAGGTACAACACAATGACGACCACGAGGACCACGTCAATCAGCACCAGTATCTGGGGCGGGAGCCCGAAGACCCCGGCGACCCGGTGAATGGCCCAGTAGATAAGGCAGACGATAATCACGACGACGAGAAGGCCGATTAAACTCATGGCTGACTCCTTACCGCATGACCTGTACTGTCACGGCAGCGACCACCGCCGCCAGAATCATGTCGATGTACCGGTTCATCAGCAACGTCTGGACCAGCCCCTTCTTCTGCGCCTGCGCTTCTAACACGGCTACCTTGGCCTGCAACTGCTCCAACTGTGTACAGACCCCCTTGAGGTCCAGATTCTGACTCTCCACCATGACGCAGGGTGGTGGCAGACACGGACAGGTCTGGCCCCGTACCGGTGCGCCCACCAGTAGCAGTACCAGTACCCATCCGAGTCTGCCCTTCATGTTCAACGCACTCGCAGCACGAAGACCGGCTGGGCCTTGCTGGCCGTCCCTTCCGGGTAGTACCACTTCTCGTACTCGGGCGGCCCGGCCATGTTGAACACGGGCTTGGCCTCAGCCGACACGGAGCTATAGATGATGTCGTAGATGCCCGCCGCCGTACCCGGGATGTTCAACGCCAGCATGACCGCATCCACGGCATGGCCGTTGTACTGGTTCTGGCCCGGCTCCTTCGCAATGTGCCCCCAGTACGGTGAGGATTCTTCGTGCAGCGCCCGGGCGCAATTCTCGGTAAACAGCCCACACCCCTCATGCGTCCACAACTGGGGATGGGTCTCGGCGTACACCCGGTTGATAATATCCAACGGGTTCGGCGGCCCAGTCGGCGGCGGCGTGGTACCCGGCGGCGGAGCCCCTGTCGCCTGCAAGTGCGAATCATCCACTTGCAGCCTCGCCGTCTTCGTGTCGGGGTCCAGCATCAGGAACCCCCGCAGGGTGAGCGGAAAGTACCCCTCTGCGGATTGTTCCAGTGCCGCCCCCTGTCCGTTCGGTACCGTGTCCGGCACCTGACACGCCATCCCCTGCCGCCCGGTCGGCGGGTGCGTATACGGCGTACACTGGTACACCCCGCCCACATCCGGCTTCAACACCAAACTCCCCGCCAACGGGTCCGGGTAATACGCGAACTCATACGCCATACCGCTCTCCTTTGCCTGCTTGTGAGGCCCCTCAGGCCGCTGTGGCCCTGCTGTGAACTTCGGCTTCTCCCCTGCGTGAGGGTCTGCCCTTCGTTTGCTCGGCATTAGCCACCTGCCAGCAGCGCCAGCTCCAAGTCGGCGGCTGACTGGGGCTTGACCCCGGCCAGTACCATGGCCTTGAGCTGCGCGATTTGCTGCACCAAGGCGTACACGTCGCTGGTGCTCTGCCCACCGTTCAGCTCGTGGAGAATGAGGTGCAGGTTGGGCAGGACCATGCGCTGGTCCACGGTGTCCTTGGGGACCCAGATCCACAGCTCCTCTTTACCCCCGACTGCGGAGGGCCGCTTGATCACGGCTCGCCACGCCCCGCCGCGTACTTCCCTCGGGGCGGTAATGGCGTTGTAGGCGTCGATCTCCGCCGGGGTGAGGGCGTCTTCCTGCTCCTCCGCGCCACAGAAGTACGTCAACCGGGTGAGCTTCGGCTTGGGCCGCGCAATGTCGCCTTCCGGGTAGCTGAACACACTGATGTGTGGGTGGGTCGCATTCTCGGGCCACTTGGCCTTCCGCGCCAGTTCGGCGGTCGCCTCGCCCTGCTGCTTCAAGATGTCCGACAGGGCCCCCTTATCCAGCCCCACGTTCTTGATAGCCTCGGCAAACTGCGCCATGACCTGCATGAAGTCCTGCGCCGTGATGGTCCCACCCGCTGGCAGTCCCGTCGCTGCTGGGGCCGGACCCGGTACCGCCACCCCGTCTTCTGCCTTCTTGTCAGCCACTTGCTACTCCTTTGGAATGGTCTTGAGCCATTCCCATGTGTCCACCGCCGCCCGTGAGGCTCTCGGGGTCCACGGGGTCAGGTTGGCGTACCCGCTGAGCAGGTCGAACTCCTCGACCGTCAGCTCCACCCGGGGCTCATCCGCCGAGAGCACCCGCTGCTCCGGGTTGCCGTTGACCGCCATGCTGATGCTGTCAAACGAGTCGAACAGCCGCGCCTCGCGCCGGATGGTGATGGGGGACCGGTCGCCCTTGCCATCCCCACCTGTCAGCAGGGCCGCGTACAGGATTTCAAATCGCTTCTCGCCATTGGGGCCGGTAAACGAGAGCATCATTTCGCACCTGCCGGAATCATCGGGTTCGGGAAGGGGATATTGGCTGGCAGTTGAACCAGTGGCGGCGGGAGCCGCTGGGGCCGGGTCCCCGGGGGCGGGAACTTGGGAGCCTCGCCCTCCTTGATCACGGTCCCGCCCTGTGCGCTAATCACCACCCCGATCTGCAGTAAGGCCGCAGGCCGGTTCTCCTCGGGGATGGTCGCCAGCGAGTACACCAAGGCATTGTTGATGTCCCGCAGCAGGGTGCTGATCATGGGATTCAGCGTCCAGATGTCCACCTGCTCCTGCAGAAACTCCGCCTGCGTGATAGGCGTCGGCAGCACAGGCACCGTCCCCTGCGTCCCCGGCCCCGGTTTGTCGCCAATCCCCGGTAGTTGCCCAGTACCCGGCAGTTGCCCAGTACCCGGGAGCTGGGGCGCAATGACCCGGTTGTTGTAGGCGTAGACCAGTGCCGCCTCTTGGTCCTCGGTCGTCGTAATCGTATAGCTCGCCATAATCAATCCATTCCCAGCCAGAAGCCTGCCGCTGCCGGTCTGAAGGAGAACCAGCCGCTGGCGGTGAAGTAATGCGTCTGCCACCCGCTCGTCACGTCTACCACTCCGCCACTACCAATAGCGGCCCCGGCGTTGAACCGGATGTAGACGATGCCTTGATACCCGCCACCGCCCAGCCCTTGGAACCGGTCGCCGCCGCCGCCCCCGCCGAAGTACGTCGCCGGGCCGCCACTGCCTGCGTTCGTGGCCCCGTCACCGCCACCGTGAACGCCCGCTCCGCCTTGGCTGATGGCCCCGCCGCCGCCACCACCGCCGTAGAAGGCCCCGGTAATAAGCGTACTCTGGACGCCTGCGCCCCCGGAGCCGCCGACGCCACTCGCAGGGGCCGCGTTCCCCACTGCCCCGGAACCACCCCCGGCCCCGGCGGCATTGGTGTTCGCATAGCCTCCGACGTACCCGGAAGTCGCCCCACCGGGCTGACCGCCGCCACCGGACCCGCCACCGGTCCACCCGGTCCCGGCGGTGAAGTTCCCGTCATTGGCCGTTGACCCAGCCCCCCCGCCTCCGCCCCCCGCGCAGTTGAGGACGTTGAACACGGAGTTGCCGCCATTGGCCCCGTTGCAGCCGTCTACCGGGCCACCCCCCGCGCCGACCGTGACGAAGTGGTCACCGAAGGGCAGGTCCACGTACCCTTCCCAGACTTGGCCGCCGCCGCCACCGCCTGCGTCCGACCCCCACGAGGTCCCGCCACCACCGCCCCCGGCCACACAGAGAACAATGACGACCACTTACGGCTCCGTGACCGCTGACAGCATCATCCAGAGCCCATAGAAGGCGTTATACCGGAACGCGCACCACGTCGTCTTGGCCGGGGCCACCGTGGCACTCGGCAGGGGCGTGGCACAGCAGGAGTAGTACGCTGACTGCCAGTAGATGGGCACGGCCCCGCCTTGGTCACGGAACCGGATAATCAGACTGGCCCCGTCCGTCCCGTTCACCGGGTTCACGAAGGTGGTCCCCACGTTGAGCTGATCGACCGTCCACATATCCGCGACGTTCAAATCCGGGTACACACCCTGAGCCGCCCCACCTGCCCAGACACGCGGCGGGTTGAAGCCATAAATCGGCCCCGCCACATTGAGCCCACCCGCCAGATAGAGCCCGGTATTACTGTACAGGCCATAGCTTGAGTGGCTGGCGAGGTACCACGTCGTCTGGGGCTGCCCGTTGGTAATCTGCCCGGGGTACAAGACCCCCGCGTTGTAGATGTACGTCGCTGAGTAGATCGGACCTGCGAAGGTCGAGACTTGGGCCCCAGTAACAGTGATGCCTACCGTAAAGTTCGTGGCCCCACACGTCAGGTCGGCCAGATTGTTGCCCCCGACTGCCGCAGTGATGGCCCCTGCGGAAATGGTGATACCACCGCTCGCCACCACAATGCCGCCGGTTACATTGATGCCCCCTGCGTGCAGGACCCTGAGCGGCGTTTGCAGGACTGCCGTGGCCGCGTCATTCAGGACATCGAAATTGATGCTGCCCTGCGAGCCCCAGATACGGTTCTTCTTCGCATCGACGGGTCCCGTCGTGTCCTCAAACTGGATGAGGGCCACACCGTTGTCGCTGACCACATGGATCTGGGGGTACAACCCATTTGCCGTCAGGTTACTGACCGTGACCATGCCCGTACGGTCCAACGCCAGCACGTTCGCCACAAACGCGCCTGCGTCACTCTGGGTCTGAAAATAGAGCGATCCATCCGTGTCGAAGTTGAGGATATTCCACCGACGCGCATTCACGGGCAGGGTCGTGTTGACGATTGCCAACGAGGGATTGGTCCCCATCGTAATCGTTTGTGACTGCGTGAACACGTTCCCCTGATTGACCCATGCCGCACTGACCAGTTCGTCTATCCCGCCGACTTGGTGGGAGAGCTGGTGGGGCTGGGTGATGCCTTGCGGCCCTTGCGGACCAGCAGGCCCTGTGGCTCCATCGACACCATCGGTCCCATCGGTCCCATTGGTCCCGGGAGTACCCGGGATACCCTGTGGTCCCTGTGGTCCTGTGGCTCCGGGGGTACCGGGAGTACCGGGAGTCCCCGCTGGTCCTGCGGGTCCCTGCAACGGCCCCGCGTCGAACCACAGGATCTTGACGGTGTCCCAGATCCAGATGTGCTGGGTGTCGTCGGTAATCCACGCCTCGCCCAGTGAGCCCGTGGTCGGTAGGGCGGCGGCATTGGGGACGTGGCCCTTGATGGTGATCGCCGTAGCCGGTGGTCCTGCTGGGCCTACCGCTCCCGGGGGTCCCGGGGGCCCGAGGTTCCCGGGCGCACCCGTGGCTCCTGTGGGTCCTATGGGTCCCGTGGCTCCCACCGGCCCCGGGTCGCCCTGCGGCCCCACAATGCTCTGCCCGTCGTTCCCCGGCGCACCAGTCGGCCCCAGTGGTCCGGGGGGTCCCGGCGGTCCCGGGGGGCCGTCAGGGCCAGTCCCAGCAGGCCCCGGGGGGCCTTGAGGACCGGGAGGGGATTGGGGCAAGTTGGCAAAGGAGCCATCGGGATTGAGCGTGACGGTACTGAGAATCAGCCGCCGACACACCTCGGCTTCCAGCGCCGATTCTTCCTCGGCCTCAATCGTCGCCGCCCCGCCGCTCGGCGTCAGCATGGACTGATACAGCGCCCTGCGCCACAGGTCGTAACTCACGGCTGGACCTCCATGGTCAAGGCTTGGACTTGCTGCAACAGCGTTTTCAACTCGGTCAGCTTGGTCTGGGCGACTTCCGAGTGCATCCGGTACTGGTCGAACCACGCCCACACGTCGTCCCACGTCGGGACAATGGGTTCCTGCGGGAACAGCGCCAGCTCGTACTGGGTCAGGCCATCAGAGTCCGGTATCCCGGGGGCAAGGCAAATGGCTTGGTATTGCCAGCCAATGGTCATGCGCTCCTGCTGCTCGTACCGGACGCCCTTGACCACAAGCTGCCGCTCCCGCAGCACCAGCGGGTAGTCGTACCGCACCCGTCCGACCGGTGCGCCCTGCTCGTTGGTCAGGTAGATCCAGCCCACCGAGTCCATCTACGTGGCCCGGTACAGCCAGTCGCCCTTGTCGTTCTCGCTGACGTGCTCGTAGACCTTCCCGGTGGCATCCCGCACTTGGAAGCTCAGACCTTGGCCCGGGGGGACCATGACGTGGGACCCGTCTTCCAGCGGCAGGGGCACGGCTTCCGCCGGGGGCTCGGCAGGCGTCGGGGTCGTAATCTCCCCTTCCGTGGGGGCCGCGTACGACGGGTCAGTAACGACGGTCGCGTCGGGCGGGGCCACTACTTGGTCCCCGAGCTTGGGCTTGGTCACGGTCTCCTCCGCTACGAGTAAGAGATACTGCTTATCGGGCCGGTCCTTGTAACTCGACCCGGCGTACACATCCAGCTCCACCTTCGGGTCGTCCAGCGGCTCCTGCGCCCGGTGCGCGGCCTGCTGCAACAACGTGGCAGCCACTTCCCGGTAGTCCACCTGATGCCCCGGCGGGACCAGTACCGCCACATCCCTGCCGTCCCACGTCCCAATCAGCAGCAGCCCGAGGGGCACCAGTTCAACGCGAAATTGCGTCGGTCTCCGTCCAAGTGCCGCACACGAATCGACAATCTGGCGAACCAGTGCGTCGGCTTCGACACGAGAAACCCGGGCTCCTGCTGACTGGGACACGGTACCGGTGCTAGTGCAGAATCAGGTCCACGAGGCAGTTCTTGGTACTGACCCCGGGCTGCTGCATGTAGCCGATGGCCGCGCTCGTCACCAAGTTGGTGGTGGTGATGGCGTCCACGCCCCCAATGACGGAGGCCGAGTTGGTGACAGCGGTCCCCACGTTGGGCGAGCCGTTGGTCAGGACCGAGGCCATACCGCGTGTCTGGAGCCAGCCGTACTGCCCGGCGGGAATGACACTGACCGGGACGCCGACCACTTTGGCCGTTAGCGCCACCGGGCAGACAATCACGCCCTTGTAGGGGTGCTGACGGAGACCCACTCGGCTGGCCGTGGTGAGCGCGACCTGAATCGGGTCCACGAGGTTCAGCGTGAAGGGTACGCTGGCCGTGATGGGACCGTGGCCGGACACTTGGTACAGGTACCCGTTGCCCGGGGCCGTGTCCACCTGCAGGTAGCCCTCGGCGTACAGGTTGGCCGCACCAGCCGCCACACCCGGGGTGTAGATGAAGCTGGTGTCGCCTACGTTGACGACGGGAGGGGTGTTGCTCAGGTGCTGAACGACTTGCTGGTCGGACTGGTACACGGACCCGGCGACGGTCGGGACCACACCCACTAGCCCGTAGCGAAAGCCGCGTCCGTCGTTGGTCTCGCCGTAGGTCCCCAGCCGGTGGCCTTGGGTGACGGACCCGTTGAAGGTATCGTGTGCCCACATGGTGGGCGGGTAGGTCAGATTCTTGCTCATCAGAGGCTCCTGACGTTAACTGTGGAACATCGGCTGACGAGCGGTGCTACCCGGCCCGTCAGCCTTAGTCCCCATGGCTCGTTTCAGTGAATCGGTCGAACGCGACGAGGGTCTACGAGATACCGGTGATCACGCCCAGACGGCGCGAGTTGTTGGTGCCCATGTTGGCGAAGGTCGCCACTTTGTGGACGTTGGCGAGCTGGTTCGCCGGGTCCACCTTCGGGTACATCTTCATCCAGCCGCCCGCGAGGTAGTTCAGCTTGAGGTTCTTGTTGTTGAACCAGTACATGTTGCCAGCGGGTGCCGCTTCGTCGTAGGAGCCCGGGGCCCCCTTGAACATCAGCAGCGTGTTGCGGATACCCGCATCAGCCCCCTGCTTCTTGTCCTGATACTCGATGCGCTCGTTGGCGATGAGGATCGACTCGTACCCTTCAAACGTGGTGCGGTCGCACATCCACGCAGACGGTGTCTCCTCGACGCCCCCGCGAGAGCACTGGTTGTAGATGGACCGCATGGCGGCCCTCAGGTTGTCGAAGGCGGTGGCCGACTTGGTACCGCTGGTCTGCTTGTTGCGCCAGAAGGAGAAGGTCCCCCGGTTGATCTGGCCGACACTGCCCGTGGTGGGTGTGGCACTGATGATGAGCTGGATACCGCCGATGTCTTGGGAACCGTTGCCGGTGCCGTCCGACCACATCTGCCGGTTGAGGTTGGCGATGTGCGAATTGCGCCCGTTCTCCAGCTTGTCGGCAATGAGGTCGTACTTGCCGCTGCTGGCCTGCGCCCGGAGCCGTTCCAGTTCCGAATAGACCACGGTCCCGGCGGCGATTTTCCAATCGAACCGGGCCGCGTCGAACACGCTGATGCGCGTGGTGTCGAGGGTTTCGAGTTCGCCGTACGACTTGAACGTGGTGTTCTCGGCGTATTCGAGGCCGAACTCGATCAGGCGTCCACCGTCAGCTTCTTCCTTGAAGCCGTCCTCACCGAGGAAGTAGAACAGGGCATTCGACAGGAAGACGTTGTCTTCCGGCTTCTTGCCGAACTTCTGTTCCCAGACGGTGGCAGCCACTTCTCCGAGGTTGGGGTCTGCCATTGGGTTGTCTCTAGGTTTCAGCCGCCACTACCGGCCAAACCCGCGCTTCTGCATTTCACGCCGGAACAGGTCACGAAGCGGTACTTTGCTCAGTTTTTCACCTGTGGCGGGAGAGGCTGACGCGGGGTTGCTGGTGGTGGCGGCGACTTTCTGTTGTAGCTCGTCTTGGATCGCCTTCCGCTCCAGTTCACGCATCTTCGGCAGGACGACACGGTTGTACGCGCCCTCCAGTGATAAGCGCCGGTCTCGGCGCATTTCGTTGAAGATGGCTCGCTGGTGGCTGTTGAAGTGCGGCCACTTGGCGGCTTCATCCAGTTGCTGCTGCGCCTGCTGCCTCGTCTGGGTCAGCTCCCGCTCAGCCTCCAAGGGCTTGATGCGGGCCTCCACCTGCTCCCGGTTCCAGTCTACTAAGCGGTCAGCCTGTGCTGCCGAGTAGAATAGCTCCCCGGTATCCGCCACGCGGCGATCCGGCAGGGGCCTACCCGTTCTGGGGTCATGGAGATAGCTGGGGGCTTGTGGCGGTGGTGGCGGAGCCTGCTGCTGCTGGGGCTTGAGGTGCCCACCCCGGGTCAGCTCACTGGTGATGAAGTTGTACGCCCCCTCTGGATCGGTGTCGAACCAGTTCCAGAGGTCGGTGGCCTGCTTGACCGTGGTGGCATCCTGCCCCTCGGCCCACTTCACGGCGTTGTACCGGGAGTTCACATCATTGAAGCGATCCCACGGTACCGGCCCGTTGTCGGCAGGCGATCCGGTTCCTGTTCCCTGCCCACTGGGGAGCGACTGCGGGGCTCCACCCGACGCGCCAGAGGAAGGGGGTGCGGAGGTAGGCGAGCCTCCAGAGGGTGCGGGACTACTAGCCCCTGCCCCGCCGCCTGCGCCAGCGGCTTCCGAAGAAAAGTCGGCCATTGTGTGCGGTCCTTATATCACAAAGTCGAGCCGCTGTACGTGCGGAGCTTGCACCGGCACTTGATCACGATCTGGGTGGCGGTGACGTGGGCCTCACAGCCGTCGTGCCGCTGCCCATTCCAGCAGTCTTGGCAGTACAGGGCCTCGCGCAAGTGGTACTTGGCAAGGAACTTCTTGTACTGCCGAAGCAACTGGGCGTCCTTGGGGTCGATGAGAATACCCTCAATGGTCGCCGGGTTCCCGTCCGGGGTCAGGATGAAGCTCTGGGTCTTTTCCGGCATCAGTACCACTTCGCACAATTCGGGTTCTTGTCGCTGTCCTGCCGGGGGACATGGTGGTCCCGGGTCTTGAGGCCACGGGCCGCTAACTCGTCCCGGTACTCGGACTTGGAGTAGAACCGACGCGGGACCTTGTCGAGGTTCTCAATCACAAACCCGCCCGGGACCGAGTCAGGAATGACGTTGGGCATCGAGGCCATGCGCTCCATGGCGGTGTGACCACACCTGTCACAGGGTTGCAGGGAGTCGCGGCTCGGTACCAAGTGCTCGGTCTGGAACGCGCAGGCCGGACACATGTAGTTGTACATCGGCATCACTGAATCCCCGCCGGGGCTCCCATGGGTGGGGGGCCCGACCGGTTGCCTGTCTGGTCGGCGCTGTGTTTACTGATCGGACTGGTCCGGGGGGCCATGCCTTCATGCTCGCCCTGCGCCGGGGTCGCCACGGGGGGCTCAAGGGCTGGGACCGGGGCCCCGCCAATCACCGGGGGGCCGTTGGGGGGCAGTTGGCCGCCCATGCCGTGGCTGACGACGGCCTGCTGGAACGCGGAATACTGCAAGGCCGCCTGCACCGGGGTCAGGCCACCCATGGATTGGTCGGGTTGGTCCAAGGACTTGTACCCGGCCTCGCGGAGAATCGCAAGGTAGATGGGGATATTGGGGTTCCGCACATCCAAGGCCACCGGGTCCAGACGAATGGTGACACTGGCCGGGTCGGGACCCTTTTCGGGCGGCTGCTTGTTGATAAGCTGCTGGGGGTCCATGTTCCACTCCTCCGCGATCTGTTCAAGGAGGTAGTTCGCATTGACGTTGGGGTCCTTGCGTAGGAGTTCATAGACCTTCATCACCCGCTGCTGCTGCTGGCTCTGGTCCACGCGAATCGAGCTGTCGGGGTTGATCCGGTAGACAAACTCCCCGGCGATGGTCTGCTTGTTCCACGGGACCATGCGCTTCTGCTGGTCCGGGCCCACGATCTCGATGAACGAGGTGTCGGTGGAGAAGCGTTGAATCAGCGCCCCGAGCTTGCGGACCCCTTGGACGAAGTACCGCAGCATCTGCCTGCGTTCCTTGTCCAGCCGCGTGGTCGCCCACTCGTCAATCTTGCTGATCTCGGTCGCGGTAATCGAGCTGTCCGACTCCTGCCCCCGCTGATTCCGCCCCATGGCCCACAGCTCGCCCATGTCGGCGTCCAGAATCTCGTTGAAGGTGAAGTTCTCCCGGGGGTACACGGTCGGGTCCACGCGACCAAAGGGCGGGTTATTGGGGTCCCATGAGGGGAGCACAATCCAGCCGTTGTTGACGTTGGCCTTGAGCTTCTGCAGCCCCGGGTTACCACCGATACGGCCTAAGTCCACCACCCGCATGGGCATGTTCCGGTCCCGCTGCTGGACCATTTGCGTGCGGCCCTTGTTCAGCTCCTCGTTCAGGACACGCCCGATGGTCGGCTCTGAGGGTGGGAAGGCGGAATCTGAGAGGTACCTGAGGGCCCCGATGTGGATCGGGTTGCCCTTGACGCCCATGACGAACTTGCCCCGGGGGTCAATGGTCTGATAGGGGCTGTCCTTGTGGACGAGTGGCTGGTCGTGGCCGTCGAGCAGCACCAGCACCCGGAACCGCTCCGGGTCGGACACGGCCGCATCGAAGTAGGCGGCCCGGTACCAGATTTCGGTGTAGGACACCTTCTCATCACTCGCCCGGGGCTGCAGGGCAGTATCGTCCGACTTGATGCGGATCTCGTCCTGCTGCTGCTTGGTCTTGGGCGGCTCGTCCAGTGTCAGGTGGTACCGGTTCTTGAGGATCGGCCAGCACTCCTCCATCCGGTACCCCAGCCACGGGGCCTTGTCGTACACGCTGCCGCTGAAGGTGTCGGGAATCAGGACCGCCGCCGGGCTGATGCGCTCCCAGAAGTACCGTTCCCGCACAATGTTCGGCACCATCATGGGCGGGGCGGGAGGGGCCATGGGCGGCGGCTGTGTAGGCCCGAGGCCCAGTATCTGCCCGGGCAACGGGGCCCCGCCAGTCGCGGAGGGCTGCTCGTGGTCCGGGGGCGGGGGCATGGCTCCCGGGGCTGACTGGCCCATGGGAGCGACCGCCCCGGTCTCAGGAGGAGGCCCACCCGGCATCCCACCGGGAGCACCCGCTGAGAACGGTAAGACATTCCCGCCGTCCATCCCTTCTGCCGAAGGTACTGGCGGCGGTAGGGTCCCAGTTCCGGGGGCTACACCAAGGGGAGGACCGGGATAGGCCCCTCCTGAGTCGAGGGGTACTTGTTCGCTCGGGGCGAAGGCCTCGTACCCGATTTTGGAGACCATGATGCCGCTGGGGCACAGGGCGTCAAAGCCGACCTCATTCATCACGGCGAGCGCGTCTACTTCGTCTTCGGAGAGGAAGTGGTTGAGGACGCGCTGGAAGATGATAGTGGCGTCGGCTAACTGGTCCAGCTTGGCTTTGAGGTGGACCTCAGGGGTCTGGAAAAAGAGCTGAGCGCCCTTCTGTTCAACGAAAGAAAAATCCCGAGGGACGACCACCCGGTCTTCCGAGTCCGTACCGGCGACCAGCGGCAGGGTGCGGGCTTTGTATGATTGGAGGTTCCGGTCCCAGTCCCGGTCCTTGTGGCTTTTGACGAGTTCGGCGGCGGCTTCGACGCGCTTCTTCCACTGCTGGAAGGAGTTGTACCCCTCCTCGGGCAGTGGCAGGACATCGTGCTGCGGCAGGGACTCGTCAGCCATAAGTCGGACACCACCTACCGAAAGATCGTGTTACTGGACCCGATTTTGTCGCTGGCAGACGCTTGGTTCAGCAGGTCCTGCAGCAAGGCTCCCGCCGAGTCGGGAGCGTACAGCAGTTTCTGACTGGTGTCAAATGGCGACGGCCGGGACATCACCAAGTAGCGCAGGGCATCGGCGGCATGGTCCTCCCCGGTCGTGTCGATGTCCTCCAGCTTGGCCTCGTCCTGCATGAGCTGGGGCAGGGTGCGAATCAGGTATTCGCAGTCGGGACTAATAATGAGGGCCGCCTGTGGCTTGGGCTTGCCGGTGGTGGGGTCGGGCAGCAGCATGGGACGGAGCCAGTCACGGACTCGTTGCCAGCCGTTCAGGCGCTCGTGCTTGGCGGGGCTCACGTACCAGCCTTCCTTCTGCATGGTCTCAAACAGGTCCTCGCCACTTTCGGCCTGTCGAATTGCCATGGCCGGGTCACCCACGGCTTGGCTCACGGTCCAGCCCCAGATACGAGTCAGGGCCACGGCGTACTGGGCGACCAACCTGATGAGTGTTTCGCGGAAGACGTACTCCCGCTCGATATACAACCGGCCGTCCGGTAGGGGTACCGCCCAGAGAATCACCCCGGGCCGTAAGTAGCCCCAGTCCATGCCGCAGATGCGCGGGATGTCCGGGGGGACCCAGATCCGGGCCACATGCCGGTGCCTACGGAACTCCTTGAAGTACTGCCCCGGGAACAGGTCCCACCGGCCCCACCGGTAGGCCTCGCGCATCTCGGGCGGCAGCTCCATCAGGAACTCGACATAGTTCGCACTGACGAACGGGTTATCGTCCAGCAGGGCCTTGATGAAGTGGTGCTGCTTGGGGTCGTAGGTGGGGTACTGCTTGGGGTCACGGACCTTGTCGATGAACAGCTCCGAGACCCACGCTGATCCGGGGCCGCCGGGGTTGGTAGTCGCCACGACCATGGGGCTCCAGCCCTCCATGACCACGCCGCTCCGGGCCCGGCTACTAATCAGCAGGTACATGTCTTCAAGGAATGTGACCAACTCATCGAACAGGATCAGGTCATACTCGGTGGAGAGGAAGTCCTCCATGTCCTTCTTCTCGTGGCAGTGGCCGAACTTGAGCACGGACCCGGTATCGGCAAAGACCACGGTACGGAGGGTGGGGGTACACTTCGCCCCAATCAGGGGAGCCTCTCGGATCGCCTCCTTGATGTGGGTGGCTTCCAGCTCGGGCCAGCTACGTCGCAGCAGGAGGACGTTGAAGTTCTTGAACCTCATGCAGCAGATGTAGGCCAGCCAGCGGAGGAACTTGCTCTTACCCCCGCCTGCGGCCCCGCCGTACAGCAGCCGCCGGTACTGCTGACTGAACACAGCCTCTAGGGCCTCGGTCTGACGCGGGAGGGGCAGGAACAGCAGCTTCTGCTGACCGCCCTTGGCCTTCCCCAGCAGGCAGAACTTGAGCTGCCGGTCCAAGCACTGGGGTGTGCCACAGACCCACGCCATGGTCCCATGGATGGTCGCCTGCAGCAGGTCATTGCCACACCAACAACACGTCGGGTGCGGCTCCCACGAGGCCGGGGCGGCTTGGGCCTCCTCGGCTTCCACCGCCTCCCAACTGAGGGCTTGTATGGCAGGGCTCGTGTTCACGGGGCGCTAATCATCCCACAGATCGGCCTTGGTTTTGTCAATAATGCCGTCGCCCTTGATCCCGGCCTGCTTGCGCCACTGGGCCAGTATCTTGTCCCGGCAGCGAACCCTGAGGGACACACGCGACTCGCGCCGTGTTTGGGCACTGGACTTGTACCCTTCCTGCTCCATCGCTCGCCGCCGCATCCGCTCAATCACCCGGTCACTCTCGGTCGGCGCATCCCCGGTCGGGTGCCGGTGGAACGTCCCGAACCGTTCAAAGTGGGCATCCATACCGTGGGCCCGATGGGTCCAGCGCATCAGCAGCTCCCGCAACCACTTCCGCTGCCCCGGAGCCCAGTGCCGCTTCGGGTCGTCCAGACATTCCTGAATGTGAACCACGTAGTTCCGCGCCCGGTCCCGTTCCACCGGGTTGTGCCGGGCAGCCAAGCAAATGGGGCTCGGGTCCAGCGGGTCACCCCCGCCCTTGGGAATCACTTGCCCTCCGCGACTTTCTTGAGCAGCTCCGCGATCTGCTCGTCGGTGAAGTTCGGAATCACCTGATCCGGCATCTTCTCAAACGCCGGGATGTTCAGCGGCACATACTTCGGCGGCCCACTCACAATCTTCGGCTTGGCATACGCTGCCTCCACCGCCTCCACCGGGGGCAGCCCCAAGTCGGCATCCACGTCCTCCTCTAGCTTCAGCAACGTCCTGACGGCGTCCTCCACTATTTCGGAGCCGTTGTACCGCCCCACCTCCCGCTCCAGCCGAATCAGCTTAATCCGCTGAATCATCGCCCTCACGCTCAGCGGCATCAGAAACGCCATCTGAACACGGTCCTTCGATTTCGACATACACCCTCCACACTCAGCCTACTTCACCCTCTCCACCCTGTCAATACCCCTCTCCGCTTCTCTCTCTTTATAAAGCTCCATGTAGGGCCGGTTAATTCCTAATACCACCAAACATTTACCCTGTGACTAAATGACTATATGACTAAGTGACTAGGAAGCTACTCAAATTAAGGGCAGAAAATCAGGTACCTAACTCCGCCCACGCTAATCCCGCTCAAATGGAGGGCAGAACTGCGGTACCGCCCGCCCTCGGTACCTCGCCCGCCCGGTACCCGGATTCCGCCGCCCAAGGCACTCGGCTCGGTACACGGGCAGGGCGATGACGTGGCGGTACATGTACCGGCTAACTCGCCCACCTAAGTCGCGGTACCGGGGGCGCACTAACTCGGTACCGGGCGGTGCTCGCTGCGCGAACACGCGGTACCTCGGCCCTCCATTTGATCGGCCCAACGCATTTGATCGGTACCGGCATGTACCGGCTCTCATAGCGTTGAAAAAATTGAGCGGGGCGACTACCCCGGCTGAGGCCGGGGCCCCGGGGGGCGGATTCGGCCGCCCGGGTACGCCGGTACCGACCGGGTACTGACGCAAAGTGGGGTAGGTACTAGCCCAGAGTGGGCTACTTCGTAGCCTGTACTGGGCTATGTACATGGCCTGTACTGGGCTAGGTACCGGGGGATTCTGCCCTGTACCTGCCCGGGAATGGCCTTGGGCGATTGTACGCTCGGAGCAGGTACGCCCGGAGGCAGTACGCGCGAGGGGCTATAGGGAGGCCGGGAGGTGTCCCGGGGGGGCTCAGGGGTACCGGGGCAGGCCCACAGGCCCGGGCTCAGGGGGTTAGTACCATGGACGGTCAGCCCCGGGCAGGTCCTGACCGTCGATGGGCCAGTAGCCGGTACGGGCTGGGTCACGGCTGGCTGTCAGGCCGTAGCCCAAGCTGGGTCTGGCAGTAATTTAGTGGGCCGAGTAGCCAGAAGCAGGTCATTGGTCTGGCATGGCGTGTGCGCTATTGATGATGTCAAAAACGCCCGTATTCATTGGGTTTTTTCGCGGTCCCCGGGCGTAGAGGCCGGTTATCCACAGGATTTGCACAGCTTTTCCACAGCGTTTCAACAGCTTATCAACAGGGCCAGCAGGCCTCTGGCGGGGCCTCTACGGCACGCTGGGAGGATTATGGCCCCTTGCCCTGCCCTTACCCCTGATCGTTGAACCTAGACAAAATGCGGTGAAATTGGTTACTCGGTCTCTGGCTCGATTTTTTGGGCCTCGATGACCTGTAATGGGCTACTGACCGGGAGGGTAGCCGGTTTAGGTTGTAGGGTCAGGATCTGCACGTCATTAGATGTTACGCCAATCTGGACTATCAGCGTAGGGGCTGAGGCCTCAGGGTCTATGGCGTGGACGGCTGTCAGCAGGTCCCGCATGGGCCGATGGTCGCCCTTGTCAGCAGCAGGGCCCATGGACCGGACCCATTGGGTAGCAGCCTGCTCAGCACTACGGGCCAGAATGGTCTGGGCCTGCTGGGCCATGCTGGCGTGGAGCCCGTCCCGGAAGCTATCGAAGTCTGAGCCCTTGAGCAGGCTAGCTACTCGGTACCGGGGCAGGCCGGTCTCGTCCGCCAAACTTTTGACGGTCGCCGTGTCCTCAGTCAGGTAACGGAACCTGAGCAGGGCTACTTGGGACGGGGTCAGCATGGGGGGTTCAGGCTTGGTAGGCATAGCCCGGAATGGTACTGGTACTTTTGCCAGCTTGTCAAGGTCCCGGCTGGCCTGTAAGCTTACGGAGTAAGCTTCGCTGAACCGGCCCCACAGGGCCACAGGAGAATGATGATGGATACACCGCAGACACAAAAGGCCAAGGGCATTGCGACCTTGCAGCAGGCTGGGCACTTGTCCCAGCAGTACGCTAAGGTCGCCCTGACCCTGCAGCAGGCCCTGCTGCACTTCAGCAGCCTGAGCGGGGGCAAGGTGTTCGCACGGCCCTGCCCCATTACCCCCCGGCATGGGTTCGTGGATAGCCGGGAGGTGAAAACGACCAAGGACGTGGAGACCATTTGGGCTGAGACCAAGGCGGCTGACCCCCAAGGGGAATTGATCCTCATGCCGTTTATCCCGGCCAGTCATTCTATTGTCTGGCGTCCCGGGCTGCTCTCAGTCGGTCCCGGCCATGATGGGGCCACAGCAGGGCACGATTCGATCAGCGTGTTCCTACAGCGTGACTATGCCCAGTCGTGGGCCAGCTTGGCCGTTAAGGCTGGCGTGGACCTGACCAAGGGTGACCCGTTTATTGAGGCCGTGTCCGGTCAGGGTCAGTCAACCGTCCTGACCCAAGTCAGGGGAGGGGTCAAGGGGACGCCAACGGAGCCTGACTGGGTCCCGGTGCCCATGGTCGTGGGCAAGGTCGTCATGTTGGACCCAGCCGCCAAAGAGGATAGCGGGGCCATGCTGGCATGGGAGACTGACGTTAAGAAGCTGGACCCCGTGACAACCATCGTCTACAACCCGGGAGGGAACATGGGGGACCATTGGTCGGTCCATGCCCAGATTGCTAAGGTGGCCGTGGCTACGACATTCCTGCCCGTCGTGGGCCAGTCCCTGCCGAAAATGGGTCAGGACCCCGTCCCGATGGACGCCCAAGCGGTTATCTTTGGCTACTTGGGGGGCCTGCTGGGGCCCAGCCTGCTGCCCACGCTCAACCGGTCCCGGGCTGCAGCCTGTGCCATTCTCGGCAGTCACCATGGCCTCAGGATGGGCAAGGACGCGGGGCAATTCCTTGGGACGAGCGTAGCCATGATGCTCCGTCTGGGCCAAGCTGCCGTGTGGGGGGAGGCCCGTCACAAGGGCCCCAGCCCCAAGCCTGACCGTCAGCAGGTCTTCAGCCAGATCCTTGACGACTACATCAAGGGCCGTAAGGGGTTCAAGGCCAAGGCCCGTTTGTTCTGGGAATGCACTTGGGCCGGGGGCTACGGGGGCAAGAACTGGGGGGCCTGTGCTGAGGCCCTGATGGACCTTGAGAACCATATGCTGGCCCTGATCCACGGTCAGGCTGGCGTGACCCCTGAGACCGTCGTGGGCCAGTTAACCCGCGTTGTCAACCTTGCCCACAATAACGGATGGTGGTTGGACAAGTTTACGACCAAGGCCACATTTGATCAGGCTGCTCAGGGTGACCCCAGAGTGGCTATCGAAGCTGGCCCCATTTGGTACGATGCAACCTTGGTCTCAGTCGCCAGCCGTGCGAAGCTGTTCGACTGGCTCCGGTCAGCAGGCCCGATGGACTTCTCCGACATCAAGGGATTCAAGGCCGGGGCCATTATCGGCAAGGCCGCGCCCAAGGTGTTTGTGGCCCTGACCGATGGGAACAGTACTGAGGCCGTGTCAGGGGTCTCACAAGCTACGGGCTCCACGTACTACAGCAAGCCTGCTTATGCGGGTTACTGCAAACAGAACACCCTGCCAGCCGTGACCATGCATGGGAACGTGAACCCGGGGTTCATGGTGACTGAGGCCCAGACCAAGGTTCTGACCAACGGGCATTTGCACTTGCAGCTTGCCGGGGCCAACAAGCAGTATGTGTCAGGGACCGTGACCAAGGTTCGCAAGACGGCTCTGGCTGCCATTACGGCCCTGCCTCAGGGTGACAGCTTTGCCGGGACGAGCAGCCAGTACTACAAGCTGACCGTGACCAAGGCCAGTGACACGGCCGTTGTCGTCATGGCCGGTCAGGAATTGATTCTCGTGGCGGAAGTGAAGTAAACTCTAGGCCAGTCATAGGAGATAGATGATGGATACCAAAACCGCAGAGACCGTGACCCAAGTCGTGGGAACCCTGCAGCAGGCCAGCAAGCCGGTCACCATGGGTGACTGGCAGGCCATTCTGGCTGCAGCCGTCGTGACCCAGCCCCCAGCCGTCAAGGCCAAAGTGACCAAGGTCGTCAAGGCTACGGCCAAGGCCCTGAACCTGCCCGTAGCCTCAGCCCCGGCCCCGGCCCCGGTTGTGGCCCCTGTGGCCCCCAAGGCCCCGGCTATGGGCCCTGTGGAGCCCGATACCATTACCCTGCCCCTGCAGCTAGCCGCTAAGGTCATGGCCCCCATTACCGGTCAAGGGGGCTGGCAGTCACTGCAGGCCGTGCTGCAGGCTGGCTGCAAGTTTGGGTCTGACGGGGTCTATACCCTGACCATGGCCCCGGCTACCATCAGCAAGCTGGCAACCTACGGGACCAAGTTTGGGGGAGGGGGCTATCAGGGCACCATCCGATGGATTCTGACCTGTTACGTGGATCAGGTTGTCGTCAAGGTGCTGGGCCTGTAGGCCCGGGGCACAGGGCAGGGGGCTACCCAGTCCCCTGCCCCGCCTGAGGCCTTGGATACACCTGCCAAGGCCTCAGGGGGGGCATACAGCCTGACCCAAGGAGACCGATGATGGTAACCATACAGCGCAGAGACAACGGGTTCTGGGACATTTGGATCAATGGGTCCATGGTCCGAGGGGGGTTCTACACCTACGATCAGGCCGTGGCCGTGGCATGGGCCGACTACGGCTACCGAGGGGGGCAGTAGCCATGGCAAAGCAGACCAACGGCAAGCTGGACCCCAAGTGCCCATACTGTCAGGACGACGGGGGCAAGTGCGCCCGATGCGGGACAGGGTTCAGCCAGCAGCCCCAGCCGGGGCCCAAGGAGCCCAGCCGCGCATGGACGTGGGACAACCGGCCCCAGACCCAGACCCCCGGCCCCAGCTACAAGGACGTGCGAGGGGAGGCCGACTACAAGGGGACCCCGGCCGGGGCCTATGACAACCGCAAGCTGGACCGGCCCGTTGTGGCCGGGGGCTGCAACCATACGGCCCAGCAGCCAGCCCTGACCGTGCATGGGGGCAGGCGCAAGCTATACGGGGCTCAGGGGGGCAAACTCAAGGCCGAGGGGCTGACGCATATCGACCTGATTATCGACCTTGCAGGGCTCGTCAGCCTGCCCAAGCCGTTTGTGATGTCTACATCAGCCCGGGCCCGCAAGTATGCCAGTCTGAACCATTACGCCAGCCCTGACCTGATCCGGCTGGACTGGCCCGATATGACGGCCCCGGTCCACGTCCCGATCAGCTTCTGGCTGAGGCTGTGGGCCATGCTGCCAGAGCATACCGTCGTGGCGTGCATGGGGGGCCATGGCAGGACGGGCACGGCCTTGGCGGCTCTGCTGGTAGCTGACGGCCGGGAGGGGCAGGAGGCCATTGATATGGTCAGGACCAAGCACTGCCCCCGGGCCATAGAGACTGCCCGTCAGGAGGCCTACATTAAGCAGCTAGCCTTGGACTACGCCAGCCTGACGGAGCCCGAAAAACGGTAGCCCTACTCTGGGCTACTTGACAGCCGTAGTATTCTGTTCGTGGGTCAGCCGGAACCAACCGGCTGGCCCCTCGTAAACCGCTAGATGATGGAGTAATGACAATGAGCGACAATGTCAAGTATGACCCGACCGTCCACGGCCACAGCAAGCTGGGTGCATTCTCGTTTACGGACCCCCAGCCCCTGACCATCGTCGTCCCGGGGAACCCGACCAAGGCCCAGATCAGCAAGTCGATCAGCTTCATTGGCCCCCGGCTGCACATTGGCATCGGGGACGCCTATCTGACCGGGGCCGTGGGCCGGTCCTTGGCCTGCCCTGTGACCGTCCTCAAGGCGTGGATGGATACCATGGTCACGGCCGGGACGACGGAGCCCAGCTACAGCCAGACCGGCAGCGCGTACCTGCCCCTGCAGGTGAAGCAGAATGACCCCGACAGCCACAGGTTCTTCCTGCAGTTCGACTACAACGGGACGACCTACACGCTGGCCCGTATCATCGTGGACGCCAACGTCCCGGTCCAATCGACCGACGAGCCCCCGCAAGCGGTCTCCGAGGCTGGGGACGGGACCGACGAGCAGTAAGCTGCCCTGACCCGGGCGTCCCATCATCCGTCAGGGACCCGGGGCAGACACAGAGGGGGGCTCAGGGGCATATCGCCCTTGAGCCCCTTTCGTGTTTCAGGTGACTGGGAGGTGTACCGATGTTCGATACCTACGTGCATGTACTGCAGGACCTTGGAGCAGCCGTCTGGATCTTGTACCTGCTGCTCAGGGTCCATCGGCTCAAGGCCGATCAGATGACCCATCAGGAGACCATGGACCGGCTCAGGGCTGTGGCCCGGGCCAGCAAAGGGAGTGCGGTGGATTATGGAAACGATTGACGTACGAGAAACGGCCCGACGACTCGGTCTGGGGCTCAAGGCGGTACGGGACCTGTCAGACCATGGCGTCCTGACCAACGTGCAGCCAGTGACCCCCGGGGCCCAGAAGCACTATCGGCACTTCGCGGTACGGGAAGTGAGCGCGTTGAAAAAGGTCTACGTGAAACGGGCAGGCGTCAAGTACCTCAAGATGCGGATGCGTGAGCAGCTTGCCCCGGGAGCCCCGGCCAACGGGACCAACGGCCACGGCCCCAGCCACAGCCCGTCAGCCGCCTTAGGCACCCCGGCCCCCACTAGCGCGGTCGTCCCGGCCAGCCCCCTGCAGGTCATGGAGACATTCCGCAAGGCCACAGAAGCTGCAGCCCCGGCCCCGGGCTCTGCCCCCAGCCCCATGGGCATCATGCGCCGTCTAGAGGCCTTGGAGTTTACCCTTGGGGCCTTGGAGGAGACCATCAGCAGCCAGACCCTGCAGCTTCACGATCTGCAACTGGCGATTACGTCCCTGCTCAAGGTCTGGGCATGATTGTCAGCTTCGGCTATAAGCATGGGGGGCCCCCACCGGGGGCCTCCCTGCTGTTCGACATCCGGCGCACCTGTCCGAACCCATGGGCTGACCGCAAGGACCTGAGGCACCTGTCAGGGCTCCATGCCGAGGTCCAGCAGTGGTTCAAATCACGCCCAGCAGCGGAGCGGCTGATCCTCCGCATCATTCGGGAGATTGAGGACTACCAAGGGCCCACGAATACGTACGGCTGGCCCAACGTGGCAATCGGATGTACCGGGGGTAGGCACCGCTCGGTGTACGTGGCCTCCGAGGTCGGCAGGCGGCTCAGCTTTGAGGTCCAGCACCGGGACTTGGCCCGGGCACATGAGCGCGAGGCCTGAGGGGGACCTGTCACAATGACTAGTCGCGCTATACGGCACCCGGTGTCCACTGGCGCGGAGGACACTGTATGTAGGGGCTTGACGGTTCAGGGTCCCGGGGCTACAGTCGCCACTTCCCCGCCGCTGCGAAAGGCCCAGATGATGCTGTTCAATGAGACCCGCTAATGGGGGGCTCCGCGAAGTATTCGCCGCCGCTCCCTGCCCCGCCGCTACTCGTGGACGAGGACGGGCAGCCCCTTGTACCGCTGATTCCCGTCGCCCCCAAGTACGACCCCAGCCAGTTCTTCGTGGCCCCCGCCGACGCCAAGGGGGTCAGTTATCGTAAGACGTTTAGAATCCCGCCGGATATGGAAAAGGGGATTGAGGTACTGATTGCCAGTAAGCGGTTCCCCTTTCAGACGGACGGGGAGTTCCTGCGCTGGGCCGTGATGCGCGGCTTTCGGGAGTTAGAGGCCATGGAGCCGGTCGGCAGTGTGGGCAAGCAGGTAGAGATCCTCTCAGCATGGCTGACCGAGGAGACTGCGTTCTCGGAGTTCACTGAGGCTTTCCAGCAGCTTGAGCATACCGTCAGCCGGTACATGGCCGACTCCGCCCCCGAGCAGGCCCTGCGGATTGTGGCCGTGGCCCGGTTCCAGATCGAGCAGATGCCCGAGGGGTACTGGCGCGATAGGTACCTAGAGGAGCTGCACAAACGCTTCAACCAGCTCGCCGGGCACGTCCCAGCTCTGACGTTGGTACAACCCAAGGAGTGATGATGATTGACGCCGGGCTGCCGCCCCCCTACGCACTAGGTCTGCCGAGCAAGTTCCAGTACTGGCGAGAGGATCAGGTACAAGCACTGAGTCTGATATTCGACGCCCCCACGAGGTTTGTGGGTTTGAACATGCCGACCGGCAATGGCAAGTCGTTAGTGTACGCGGCGGCCATGCACCTGAGCCCCGGCTACAACGTGGCCCTGACGGCGACCAAGGGGCTCCAAGACCAGATAGGCGAGGACTTCAGCCAGTCCCTAGGGCTCTTGGACCTGCGCGGCCAAGCCAACTATCCCTGTCTGGCCCTGATGCCGGGCGGCGAGTTCGACTACTTCAACCACCCCCAGAAGACCAGTACCACCGACCCCCCGACGTGCGACGAGGGGCCGTGCCATGGCGGGATACCGTGCAGCCTCAGGGAGCATGGGTGTCTGTACTACGACCAGATCCGCCGGGCCCAGCAAGGGCGACCGCTGATTACCAACTACGCCTTGTGGCTGGCCCAGCGCCGGTACAGCCAAGGCCTTGGGACGCCCAGCCTGCTGTGTCTGGACGAGGCCCACGATGCCCACAACGAGCTGTCCGGGGCCCTGCAGATTCAACTGGACAAGTACCTGCTCCAGCAGCATGGCCTGACCCAGCCACCGGAAGGGGACGTGGAGAAGACCCGGGACTGGGCCGGGTACTGGCTACCGAGGGTGAAGGTCCGGCTCGATAACTGGGCCATTAAGCACACCGGGGACCTCAAGGTACGGCGGCAACTGCGTCGATTAGAGGGCCTGCTGCAGTCCATCGTGGAACTGGTGACGCCCCATGACTGGATCGAGGACCACACCCCGAAGACGTTCGTGTACGACGTGGTAGACCCAAGGGCGTATGCCGAGCGGTACCTGTTCCAAGGGGCCAAGAAGGTGGTCCTGCTGTCGGCGTTCCTCAGCCCGAAGCTGTTCGACCTGCTGGGCATCGGGAAAGGGGACATGACCTTCTGGGAGTGCCCGAGCCGGTTCGCGGTAGCTCGCCGCCCGGTGTACTTCATCCCGACGTGCAAGGTGGACCACAAGATGAAGCCCGAGCACTGGAACGTCCTCTGCCACCGGATTGACCAGATTATTGCGCCGAGGCAGAACGTGAAGGGCATCCTGCACACCGTCAGTTACAAGCGCCGGGACACGCTACTGGCGAGGAGCGAGTACAACAGCATCATGTACACCCACAGCCAGAAGCCCGGCGACGTGGCCCGGGTGGTAAGGGCGTTCAAATTACAGCCGGGGGGAGGGGTACTGATTAGCCCTTCCCTGACGACCGGCTGGGACTTCCCGGATGCGTATTGCCGGTACCAGATCCTGCCCAAGCTACCGATTCCCGACACCCGGAGCTTACTGATCAAGGCCCGCGTGGACCGGGACCCGGATTACTTGATGTACCTGACGGCCCTCACCCTCATTCAAATGGTGGGCAGAGGTATGCGGTCGCCTACTGATTGGTGTGAGACCTTCCTGCTCGATGATAACTGGCGCTGGTTCCAGCGGTACCGCCAGTTCCTCAGCAAGTGGTTCTTGGAGGCCGTGCGCCAAGTGCCCTTACTCCCCAAGCCGCTCCACTTCTAAGAGGCTATTGACAGGCGGATAGGGGCCATGATTTGATAGGCCCATGGTTCAGGCTCGTGTTCAATTCGGTAACTCGTGATGAAGGAGTATCTGATGGCTGAAGAAGCAGGCGTGAGTTTCAACCCCAATACCGCTGTGGCATCGGGGACGTTTCTGGACGACGTGGACGTGGTCATGGAGACCGTGCGTGCGACGTTGTTCGACTACAACGGGACGGTCAATCCACCGGTCCCGACCATGGTCGTCAGTTTCAAGACCGACGACGGCAGCCAGTCCATCCAGCACTACACCACCGGGGACGCCAAGCACTTCATGCCCCGGGCAGACGGCAAGGGGCTGGTACCGATGGGGGCCAAGAAGGCCCTGCCGACCAAGTGCAACGCGATCCTGTTCCTGACGCACTTGATCAACGCGGGCTTCCCCGCCGACAAGATCGGTGGGGACTTGAGCGTGATGGACGGCACCCGCATCCACGTCACGCAGGTTCCCGGCACCGGCCCGGGGGCCAAGCCCATCGTGGTTCCCGCCAAGGTCCTGAGCCTGCCCGGGGAGGCCCAGCCCGCTCAAAGCAAGGGCGGCGGGGCCCTGCCGACGACGGCCCCGGCAGCGGCGGCCACCAGCAACGGCGACCTGACCAGTGACGCCTCGGCGGGTGTACTGGCGATCCTGATGAACGCCCCGAGCCAGAGCATCGACAAGAAGGCCTTGATACAGGAGATGTTCAAGGCGCACATGTCGCACCCCAACCGCAACGCGCTCGTGGCGTTGGTGACCAACGAGCAGTTCCTCACCGCCGGGCCGTGGAAGTACAGCGGCAGCACCTTGAGCTTGGCCTAGTTCTTGGTACACTAGCACCACAAGGTCACTGGCCCCGGGATAGGCCCGGGGTCAGGCTGCCCTTGATTTGAGAGTACTTCCCATGATTGACACCAAGAACCCGACCGTCGCCACCGCCATCAAGAATGCCCTGCTGGGCGAGATCGCCCGGCTCAAGGACCAGACCCTCGTCCTGCAGGCCCAGCTTCAGGAACTGCCGGGAGAGGCCGACAAGGCCAAGGAGAAGTCCGAGGCCCAGCAGCTCGCCAGCAAGCGCATGAAGGCCATCTGGAAGAAGCGCAAGGCCGAAGCCGCCAAGGCCAAGGCCAATGGTGCGGACACCGACGAGGTACCCACCAGTGCGCCGGTCCCCGAGGAAGTGGCGGCAGACGTGGCCGCCGCCGTCCTGTCGTAGCACACCCGGTACGGGATGCGGTGGAAATGCCGCATGGTAACGGGGTCGGTAATTTCAGCAGCATCCACTGAGGCCAGTGGGTTCCACATCGGTTGCTCCCCGGGCTGGGGCCTATGAACCCTGCCCGGGGTGAAGTCTGCTGGAGGTTGCGGCCCCCCCGTACTACCGCTCAAATGAAGGGCAGTATGACCACTGACAGTACCAAGCAGGCGAGCGCGGCGTGGCAGGACGTGCAGGCGATGTATGCGGCTCAAATGACCACGCCTGCACTGATATATCTCGCGTCTGATGTCGAACGCGCCCGAGCCGCTGACGCCCAGCAGATCGCGCTGCATTACGAGCGTCGATGCCAAGCAGAAGATCGCGAGAAGCGAGCGAACGAATACGTCGAGCGGGCAGGCCAGCAGATCGCCGCCCTGCGAGCCGAGAATGAGAAGCTGTTCAAGGAACTGGCTTATGAGGTTGATCAGCGGCGGCAGGTAGAGGCCGAATA